AGCTTAAGTTTGGTTTACCGAGTTTATTATACTAGAACAACGACAGAGACGAATCAATAGAACCGAATCTACTAACTTTGAGGTAGATCACTTAACATTACAGAAACCCTCTTTTTTTGGTTCATCTAAACCTCGAGGAAGACCTAAAACCACTAGTCTAATAGAATCGTACATCCGATCTATTTATCAAGAATCAATGTCTATTCGTGTCGTTACTCGCATGTGTGTTTCCGCCGGATTAACCGTATCAAGAGAAAGCGTGCGTACAATTGTTAACAAAATCAAGTTGACAAAAAAATAAGGTATTTTATAGAGAATAAGGAGATTTTTACCTATGCCTTTAAGTGTTCCAACTACGGCAGCTACACGACTCGGTACCGTTGAAATAACGGAAAATGACGTACTTACTCATTACCAACAGTTTGTGTTGACTACGCCTTCTGGTACCGCACTAGGATCATTCACTGATCCTATACCAGTGTCTGTAATTATAGCAGGTGCGGCTACTACAAGTTTTCCTGCTGGTGCAGTTTATAATGAAGAACTATTCCTTAACAACGGCCTTGAGCTAACCGACGGTGACTCAACAGTGCTTAGATCTACTGTACGCGGTTCACTCAAAACGGCCGGTGACGGCCGCGTTAACGAACTGGTGTCGAGTATTGGTACGGGTTACGATGACATCTACGTCGTTGAGGATACCTTCAATAGCAACAACTTGACTCCAATTACGGTGAGCGGGTCGTTCTTCGACACATCGCGCACTAACGCGCGTTTTGTGTATGTTCCAATGATCAGATCAGGTTGGAGAAAACTGTCTTTTTCTTTAAAGACCCCCGCTGCAGGAACTCTGTACCTTTACGCCGATCTCGGTTTTCTGACTAATGACTTGCTAATGTATACCGACGCAGTTACTGCAAACATACGTCACGGGTTTGTTGCCGACTCTATACCCGTATCGGGGTCAGTAACAAGCGTACCAATGCTTGCATCTCCTGTAAACGGCTTTATCATCGGATTTACTCCAGATAGCGCGGTTGCAGGATTTTTTGAAATCCACTTAGTAAGAGGATCATAATATGACAATGCCACCGCCCGTAGAAGATACGGAAGAATTATCGCCAAGGCAAGAAGATCTTGTGAGCGATCTGCTCGAGTTAGTAAATCAACATGGCAAGTTTAGCTGGGGTACAGACAGCGAAGGTTCGCACTATACTCCGCCCGAAAGTAACCCTTTTAAAGAACAAGGATTAGTTTGCGAGAATTGTGTTTTTTATGCTGCGGACAGTCGTTCGTGTGCGATTGTTAACGGTACGATTGAGCCTGAGGCTATCTGTAAATTTTGGGTGATTGAAGAATATGATCTGGACGAAAAACCAGAGTCAGAGCCTGAGGAGTCTGAGGCCGCTGCAAAGTATTCAGGAATCAATTTCAGTCCACCACGCGGAGTGCGATCCGCCGCAAAACGCGGATTAGCACTTCACGAAAAAGGCCTTAGTGGTTCAGGATTAGAACCGGCTACTGTAGGCTGGGCCCGAAAGTACGTAGCGGGCGGAGCAGTCAGTCCTGAACGTGCTCGTATGGGCAATCGATTCTGCGGCCGTAACGCTCGATTTGCAAACGCTCCTAAGGACTCACCTGCGTGGGTTTCTTGGTTACTTTGGGGTGGTAGTGCAGGTAAAGCGTGGTTCTCTAGCTTAGTTTCTCAGATGGACGCAGCTGACAAAAAAAGTTCGTCATCTATGAAAGGTGGTTTCCGTTTATCCTTAGCGGCAAGCTTCGATCACCCGTTTATCAAAGAGATTGAGGTAGTACTCACCGACTTTGAACCAAACGCCAACAACGAGGGCATCTATCGGTCAGAAGCAGAGAACATTATGCGTACTGCCATGTACACGCCAATAAAAATAGCAGCCTCTGGTGCAGGCTATGGTGGTCACACAAAGGCCAACCCTATCGGAGCAATAACCGAAGCCTATCTAGGCCAGCACAATGGTAGAGACGTAATCATGGGTAAAGCTTTTATCTGGAAGGACGAGTATCCGGAAGTATACGAAATGCTAAAATCTCAAGCAGATGCAAACCAATTTATTGGTACTTCTTGGGAAGTTTACTACGGTGCGGAAGATACCGTTAATGGCGTCAAATGGTTAAAAAACATCACGTTTGCAGGTACTTGCATTGTCGATGCACCTGCATACGGAGACAGAACTCCGCTGCTATCATTGGCAGAAAAGAAGGAAAAAATGAACGAACTGGAAAAACAAATTCTTGAGTTAACCGCTACTCTAGCGGACAAAGAAAAGACACTCATCGATCTTCACGAAAAGGTAAAACTTTTCGAGGAGGCAGAACTGCAGGCCAAAGCCGAAGCCCGAGCTGCCAACATAGCAAGTCGCTTGTCCGGCATTTTCTCTGAAAGTGAAATTAAAGAAAAACTTAATTTTTATGTCACTTTAGAGGACACCGTTTTGGAAAAAATTATCGCAGACTTGCAAAAGTACGCAACCCCAAAAGCTCAGTCAGAGAAGCAGCAACCGGCAAAAGCGGATCCGATTCCCGAACTTCCCGGAAAAGTTGCCACTGATTACAGCCCTAAGCAATTAGCCGAGCAGTTTAAAAATTTACTGAAAGAGGACAAATAAATGGCCGTTATTGTAACTACGACGTTTAGCCGTCAAGGTGTGGCCTCAACGACTATCGTTGAAGGTCGCGCCGTCGTTGTCGGCGCCTCCGGGGTTCGCGAAGATTTGCCCAATGTGAGTTATGCTCCGGCTAACACTCGATACGGGGTATTCATCGCATTCTTCCCGCCCGACAACTTCCCCCGCCCTACCCCCGACTACATGTATACGTTGCCCGCTCAAACTAATTATAATTTGAACGATGGCACGATCTACGGTGCACCTATTTGGAATTATCTCCAATACTTAGTGCCTCGTTCGATGTGGCGTGAACCCTCCGCTTATAGCGGCGAGCTTGTTGCTTTGCACCAAGGTAAAATTGGTATTACCGACGGTTGTTTTGTAAACTCGGCTGAGATTCGTATCCCCGGCGCTCGCGTTGCCGTCGGTGCGTCTGGCTTGATCACGTACACCACCAACGATAGTTACGCGATTGCTACAGTAGAACGGTACCAACCGGATACTAACATGCTGTACATCATAATGCACTAGGAGTAGATAATGAACGACAAAGATAAACTTTTTAAGGCTATTGCCGAAGTGGCCAAGACCGCAGGTTCTACTCCCGGGGGCCGTTCAGCCTTTGCTGAATTGATCATCGAGATTACTGAACCACAGCACTTAACGCTGGATATTTTCAACACGTTTATGCCTACCCGCACGGCGGACATTGGCGAGCAAACCATTAAGCGTTTGCGACGTGGTAAGTACTCAGTACAAACCATGGTTCCCGGTACTAGCCACTTGGTTAGTCAACCGATGGATACCCAAGACTTCCATCAATACGTATTTGACCGCTTGATTGGTGGTGTACGTGAGTCATTGTGGAATGTTCAGGAAGGCAAGCACATTACTATTGACATGATGCGCTCCCGTTTGCAATGGGATATCATGGACAACATGGTAGCACGTGTATTCGGCCTTCTTTCAAGTGTGTGGACTTCTGCAAACACTCCCTCACACTACTTGCAAACCTCCGCTATCACCGCCAATGCGCTTGATACGCTTATCGAGAACGTGATGTACACGGCCGGTAACGTTAAAGCAATCATGGGAACGCGCCGCGCAATGCGCCCTATCTACGAACTTGTCGGATTCCGCGAGTATGTCTATAGCGATCTGCGTGCGACTAACCCGAGCTTGGCCTACCCAACGGACAAGTTGATGGAATATCTCAACACTAACCGAGTCACCTCGTACAAGGGTATTACCTTGATCGAGCTTCCGCAAACTTTCAAAGGCATGTTGCCCAACCCACGTGAAGCATTGTTCCCTGAGGACAAGTTGATCATGATCGGGGAGAATGCCGGTGAAATCTTGCTGTACGGTGGTGTCACCTACCAAGACTACACGGACAACACGATCCAACCCGCTGACTATGTGTTGCATGCTTATCAATCATACGGTATGGTTGTAGATATGCCGCAGAACATCGGCGTAATCAAAATTGTATAACAAAGGATAATGTATGGCAAACAATAACATTTACTTAGAATTAGAAGGCAACGTGTACAAGCGTTACGAAAAAGTTCCCGTCAACATCGTTTCGGGTCTTCGCGCAAATCCGTTGGACACTAAACTGCAAGTAGGGTGGTCTCTGACCACAAGCGAAGACGACTTCTCTTTTAAGGAGAATCGCCGTACTGCGTTTGTGTACGAGACTGAAGTAATTGAAATCTACTCAGAGCTTGAGGACAAAATCTTCCGGCGTTTGAATAAGAATCTGTTCGACAAGGGTTTATTAAAAGTACACGCGGGCTTAACGCCTGAGTATGACTTTGCCAACTTTATTACTGATGAAGAAGTCGGTGAAATTATTAATATTCGTACAATGGACGAATTTAAAAACAAGCTTGATACCTACAATTCTATAAGCACGCTTAGTCGAATCAAAGATGCCGCTGTTGCTGCAAATAAATCAATTAAAAAAGTACAGCTAATCGACACGCGCATCGAGGTGGTGCAGGACAATGTCGCTTTCTAGCCAAGTAGCGTACGTACGCGCACAGTCAGAATTGTTTATGATTGATCAGTGTTCGTTGAGGCGATTTGCAGGGATTACCAATGTTGACGGTGCTTATGAAGATCAGTTTACCGTCACCTCGGGAATACCCTGCCGCCTCATCAACAAAATTGGTACTACGGTAGTCAACACAAGCGAGCAAAAAGATGAAGTTCAGCTTACCCTGTCAACGCAATCAACAAGAATTCAATTACCGTATACACTTGATGTTACCGTAAAAGACGTAATTGTTTTTAGCGGTGCGGAGTTTAGCATTGTTGACGTCCCCGTGAAACACTCAATGATGGGGGCGTTTGTTGTAACGTTACAAGCGCGTGTCTGATCCAATTAAAATGATAAAAGATTTTCAAGATCAGTACGCTAGCGTAGAGCACGACGTTAACCTCATTGTGCAGCATATCACTGCGGCTAGTTTACGCAGTTATCTAAAGCGTAGACGCAAGCGTAAACGCACGTCGTTACGAAGTTTGGAAAGATCCATGAAGTACTTTACAAGAGCTTTGGCTAAATACAACCCACAGTCGCATGAACTCGATTTTGATCGCATGCCGAAACTGAAGAGAAAAGCTTTCGAATTTTCTATTATGGAGGTTTTCAAAGTCGCCGACTCGCTTGCACACAGTGCTACGCAGGGACACATGGATGCCGTAGATATTACTCAGTTTGTGTCTCATGTAACCGCTCGACTGCTCCATCGAGAAAAGGCTACCGCCGAGTCTATGAACGCGCTAGTTACTCAGATTAAGCAGCAGTACTATGAAGACTTTCAGAAAGAGCTGTTACCTGAGATTGACACGTTTGTGACTAAACACGTAAATTCCTTTATTGAAGGTAAACCATGATCGTAAACGCGTTGTACTCCAATGTTTGGCGCATTATCGCTCGTGCGTTAGCTCAAATATCGGGACAGTACACTAACAAAATATTTTACGAAGTTGCCCCGTCTGAAGTGCCGTATCCGTACCTTGTGTACTTGAGTGAGTCGGCATTAGGGTACAATTTCGGCATGCTTAATTCAACTGCGTGGAAAGGAATTATTACACTAAAGTCAGTTGCAACTTCGATAGCTTTGGCTTCGGATGCACTAGGGGAATTGTCGAATGGGTTTACACGTCCGTTTACGGTTAGCGGTATTCCCAGTATAGCAATTCCTTACAGTGTGCAATTTTACCCGTGTAAAGCTTATTCTTTTCCAGTTGACCGTTTTAACAATGTGGCCATCTACACGTCGGCCATTGGTGTTGAAACATATATTACCCCACAAAATTAACTTTAGGAGAAATCAATGTCAATTGTACGAGGCAATGAAGGTTATTTGAAGATTCGCGATGTCACCGCTACTGGTGCTTATGACAACATCAGTTTTGTGTCACAGTGGCAAGCGTCGTTGCAGACCAACCAAGTCGACGTCGGTCCCTTCCTGAACGACGACAATCGCCGGTATGTCTTCACGACTACCAAGCGTATCAATGGTTCGTTTCAAATCACTCTCCCAATGGATCAGCAAACGACTCACACGAAGCTGATCAACGTTTCAAACAGCGGTTCTTACGTTTCCGTCAAGTTGGTGACTAAAGGCGGGTACGCCATGGTAGTGCCTTCGGCCATTATCACTGGTTATCAATTGACCAACGCCGCAAACAACGAAGTAACTATGAGCTTTGACTTTATGGACAATGGTGGTTTCAGCATTGCTCCTTCGATTTCTGGCGACTACACTTCATAAGCAATCAGAGCAAACCCCCTCGATACAACAATTCGAGGGGGTTTCTTTTTTTTTAATTTAAAGGAGAATATTTTATGTTGGATTATGCTTTCGGTGCTGGTGAATATTATGACAATGTGGACGATCTTTTGCGAGACGACTCATTGCTGGAGGTGGATTTAACAATCCGCGGCTTACAAAAACGTGTGCGTATTCGCGCATTAAGTTTTGCACAAATGGAAAAGATCAATCAGCAATCACAAAAGAATGGTGAAGTAGACAATACTGAGTTTACCGTAAACACCATTGCAGAAGGTTTGGTTCGCCCAAAAATGAATACCGTGCAGGCACGCAAAATGCTGGATGCAAGTGGGGAGGTTGTACGTGAGCTCGCAGAAAATATTTGGACTCTTGGAAAAATTGGCAAGGACGTCTTCGACAAATACGTCGAAACACTACAAAAAGACAATTCACTACAGAGTGACGAGTCAAAGTAACGGCATTCATCATTACCTTCGATTGGCCAACTCTACACGCGACGAGTTGGCCATGTGGCTTGATCACTTTCTCTTACCCACTCAGTTCAGCGCGATTCACGCAAAGAAGATTGGGTTAATCACCTACGCAGACATTGCCGTTATTATCGCGGCTAAACATAAATCTCTAGAAGCAAGCGTCCGCCGCAAGCAAAAAGAACTAGAGAAGAAGGAAAAACAACAACTTATCGAGGAGGCGGAAATTCTAAGGATGTACATGGAGTAACAAATGAATCCTAAATTAGCTGAACTGGAGCGCATGCTAGCCGTTATTATTAAGTTAAGGGACGAGACAAGCAACCCATTGTCGGTGCACGTGCAAGAAGTTTTTAACAAAGCGATGAATGAGACGACTTCCGATAGGGCCAACCAGTCATTCACTGAAGTAAGCAAACTTGTACAAGACATACCTGAGCTTAGAGAAGAACAGCTTAGTGCAATTATTGACGCAGTATCTGAAAAACTTGATCGCTTCGGACAAAGCCTAGATAAACTAAGCACACAGGTAAACAGTGGAACACTTAGTCAGGTAACTCGCGGAACTCGCGGTGCCGTAGTAATGGAGAGCGCCGGAAGTCTTAATGAACAAGGTGAAGTTGTTAGCACAAGTACACCTGCAGTTGCTCCTAAATCTGCGTCTGCGCCGGTTGTGACTCCAGTTTCAGTTCCTGCGCCTGCAACAACTCCGGTGTCTTCAGCAGGCAGTTCAACAGGACCCGCAAAACCGAGCGCAGCTACTGCGAGTACTAGAACCCCCGCTAACACACCGCCCTCCGCAGAGCTAACACCCGCACAACGAGCAGAGGTTGAAAAAATTATTACTGCGGCGTTGGGACCTTTGGGACTAAAGTTTGTAACCGAGGCAAATGATCCAAGTTTAGCCGGAAGTACGCATATAGGAGAATATGCTGACAAAACAGTAGGCATAAACTTTAACAATGCGGTGAAGGCTTACAACGACTATAAATTTACGCCGTATGATAAGAATAGACAAGTTACCTATGGTGATGACGGTTCATCTAAATCAGCACGAGATTACAGTAAGTACGACGATCTTGTTCAGTATATTCTAGGTATTGTTAGTCATGAGGTAGCACACGCAGCACAGTATCGAGCGGCGGATTATGTCGGAGAGTTACCGCGAGCGGGTGTAGAATTATCTACAATACAACTAGAAAATTCTGTGTTTAAAAAGCTGTTTCCCGATCGAAAACCGCCAGCACGGCAACCAGTCGGTAGTTTTCAAGCGAGCGCCTCGGCTAAACCGGAGGCTTTTGCTTCAACCATACTTAGGTCAACTCCAGAATTTGTTGATAGCATGCAGTTAGACGAAGACGCTATAAGGCAAGTATTAAGTGAGGCTCGAGCAGACATCGGACGTAGACAACCTACCGAATCTGAAAGTGCAATCATTCAGCATCTTCGCAGACAACTAAAAGAATTTGAGGAAGGTAAAAATCCGCACGAGGGTAAATCGCTTACACTGGGAAAGTTTACACCCTATAGTGGGCAACAAACACCACCACCTGTAGCTCCTAAATCTACAACTCCTCCTTACGCCCCCGCAACTCCCGCAAGTACACCACCGCCTGTAGTCGCTGTAGCTCCTAAACCTGCGCCTGTCTCATCGAGCAGTGGTCCAGCAGTCAGAGTTTCGGCTAAAAACAATCCAGAGTTTATTGCAGCAATTAACGACCCCACTCGAGACACCGCTGAAATTGCAAAGCAGTTTGGTTACAGTCCGGGTTATGTTGGTCGAGCACGAGCTACTAGCGGAAAAAAATATAACCCAACCTCGTCTACCCCAACAACAAAGCCGAAATTGGACACTATTGAGGAACTCGAAATTCCCCTGCATTTAGGTTTTGATGCTACCGCTGTGGCTGCATACGAGGCTAACCTCGAGGAAAAGGACAAACTTGAAAAAAGTATTGCTGAGCTGAGTAAAAAACGAGCTGCAGCTTCTGGTAAGCAGATGGAGCAACTAAAGAAACAAGAAGAAGAGCAAATTAAAAGATTGGAGGAAGTCAAAGCGAAGCTACAGGCTCAAACGTCGTTACCTCCTACTGGACTGTTTTCAGAAATAAAACCCGACGACATTAGCGCGCAGACACACGCCGCCATGCAGACAGTTGTTAAACAAGCTGCTGATGTACTTGGCCATTCTAGTGTGCGCGATCCACGCGCTAAAGCAATGGCCGATGCCGCAAAAGGTACTGACAAAGATCAAACGTTACGCGCAGTTGAAGCTATATTTTCTCAAGTGTTTATGCGCGACGAATCGGGAGATGTATCCTTTCTAGCTGCTGCAAATGGAGGTGATTCATACACTCTAGATGAGGTACAAGATCTTTTTCAGAGTATATTACCAGCAGTCCAAGACGCACGAACTTCGGGAATCTATCCGGTTTCGATTGGTAGCGGTGGTTCAATACGTTCTTTAGGTAACATTGTTCCTGACTTTAGTCAAGAGATTATGAGCGGTCGATCTAGTGACTCTGACTCTCCGGATACGCCTCAATCAATGCGTGTTAGAGGTGGAACTAACTACCTTACTAAAAACACATCAGACACGTATTTAGGACGACAGTCAATTCGTACTAGTATGGGTAGACGATCGTCCGATTATCGAGAAGTAGCGCAGGGTGCAGATACAGGACTAGGCACGCAGGTTGTCGGCTTTGAGGCTAAGCATGTATTTCCCAACAAAGTAGCAATGGAAATTGAAGAGCAGGTTAGAGAGCAAGAGCGCATTGTGCGTCAACAGTTAGAAGAAGGCGACGTTGTTGACATGCAAGTAGGCGACAAAACGTACAAAGTTCCGCGGTATATCGCAGAAAACAGGTTGGCAATGATGCGCTCTGTAGATAGAGCGAGCGAGCATACTGGTCTTACACGCATGGGTAACGAACGAGGGCCACGTGGTGCGCTTGAAGGTAATCAATCTGTAGGACTAATGGGTGGATTACATTTAGGTAAAATGTTTGAAAGCATTGTTAGTACCGGAGACATCAGCGAAGATCTAACTCAGAAGTTTTTAGAAAGTACATCGCATCAACAACAAGACGACCTGACTACAAAGCCGGGTGTTAAGCCGGAGCAGCAAGTAAACAACGCCAGATTGTTTGCAGAACGCCATAAGGAAAAACTTGCATATGAGCAGCGTAGATTAGAGCAATCATTTGCAACAAACACTGGCCAATCGGCTACGCAAAATCTTGGTCAAGAGATTATAGATTTAGCAATGCAGCAGAAGTTAATTGACGAATTGCTGATTACACCCACGGACGCGGCGATGGAAGAGGCACAAGCCCAGCGACGTGGTGAAATTCTTTACCCTAAACAGCACGCCGCTAACTTAGCAAATCCCGAATCACCTCAACACAATATACCAAAGTTATCTTCGGACGAAGCACTTGCTTTGCTCTATGGTCACTCTATTGCAGGAGTTGCGCCGTACGGTGCGGCGTTTATGAACATTCGAGAACAAGCTTTACCGGTACAACAGCTTGTGCAGAGCACTGGCGGTTCTACAGAAGTAGCTCGCCGCTACGATCAGTACAGCCCAGTCGCGCGTATCATTGAAGCAGCGCGTAACCAAGACCCGGAAGAAGTTGCTCGTTTGCAGAGCTCACTAGTTCCCGAAGACTATCAGGATGAACTTAATAGATCGGGCACTAACACCGCAAAGAAAATTGATGGACGTGAAGTAGACGTAGCACACACCGCGGGTATGGTTGAAAAGGATTTATCCTACACCATTAACGACATGTTTGGCCTGAGCTCACAAAAGCATCATAACATTTTTAACGCGCTGCATTACGCAGGAAAAGTATCTGATGAAGAGGGTAATTTACTACCACCGGATCAAATACGCCAGTCGCTTGGTGGGCGCACTGGGCATGGACTAGCATCTATTCATAAAGGCTCCCAAGACCTACAAGATATATCGCGCACTGGTATACCTATTGTTGAGTACGCGAAGTTGGCTACTCAGGATGTGCCCACAGGGCAGGAAGAGTCGCATCAAGCTATGCTTAATAGCATTCATCAAGTCTCCCCAGCAATGGCCGAACTTAGTAGGGATCAGCTACACGCTCTTAGCAACGTGGATTATAGTCAAGGCGGACAACAGGCAATTACGCAAGTTATAAAAATTGTCGGGTCGTCTATACAGAAAAAACTAAAAGAGGCTATTCAGCATCAAGCAAAAAAAGCGGGTTTAAACGAAGCGGACACCAGCGACTTGTTTGCTCAAAATGAAGCTGGAAGAGTTCCACAAGGATTTGAGTCGTTATTTCGCGAGTTTAACTTTTTTAATCCCGCAACTATAGAGAGTAATCCCGAGTTTAGTAGAGCAATCACTTTACTTATGGGTTTTCACGAACAAGCGCAAGGTGGAGAGTCAGTTGCAGATTTTACTGCTCGTGCACTGGGCACCACTGCTCAGTTAAGCGGTTTGCGTACTGGCGTAGCCAATGTAACAGCTAATCCAGCGGCGGCCTCAACGGGTCAGCGTTACGATCTAGCCTCCAGTGCACGTTCGTTTGTAACGGACGAAACCGGTAAGGCACCACCCGCAATGGCACGCAATGCCGCACTTGCAGCCGCAGAAATTCCCAGATTGTCTGAAGAATTAGCCAAAGCAAAAAAAGCTACGGCCGAACTTAAAAAGCGTCACGAATCTGCTTCAGGTGCGTTAAAGCTTAACTTAAAACTTAAATTGCGAGAGGCGATAGCTAGAGAAAAAGAAGCCGAGCGTGCATTACTTAACGCACGTATTACTTCGGATCCTTCTCAAGTTGATCAGTACTTTTCAAAGCAAAACGCTATTGTAAACAGCCCTACTGCTACAGAGCAAGAACGTGTTGCTGCACAAATGGAACTGGCCGCTTCACAACAAATTGCAGAGTTGACCGCGCAAAATCCGGATATTATCGGTGGTACACGCAATTATCTTGGCCCAGAGCATGGTTACGCAGGGAAAACACAAACAGAACGTTTGGCTGGATTGCAGGAACACCTTGACCTCAGGCAACAAGCGCAAGGCGGAAATAGACGCCGCGTAGCAGATTTGGCGCGATTTGAAAGAAAACGTCAACGGCGAATCGACGACATACAAGGTTCGGATAACATAGAGTTTGCCGACAACGTAAATGGGTTTGTTGGTGTTTCTGCAGGTACAAGCGCAGTAGTTACCGCAGGTCAACGTGACTTAGTACAAGGTACTTCACTAGCCACGTTTATCTCAAACGAAGCTATGCTGGACCGTAATCAAGACGAGGCATACTCGTCCCCAATGAGCTTTGACCCATTAGAAAAAGCGGCTACTTCACTGACGGAAGAAGACTTAAAAGCAATCACCGCGGCTACTCCCGAAGAATTGCTCAAACAAGCTTCTGAAGGTCAAGTTGCAATGGATGCGGGGCGAAGAACACAAAGGGATGCACACGCAGAATGGTTGGCCTCGCTATCTCCAACAGAAAGAAATCGCTATATACTTTCCCAATCGCATCAAAGAACAGGTCGACCACTTGCAAGGGACGCTTACATAGCTGCAAATCCACCAGTAACTGAATCGTACGCGGAAGATGTAGCACAAACTCCCGAGTATCAACGCGTTGTGGGTATACCAAAAGTCAATCAATTCTCTGAAGAGGAAGATATTAAAAAAGCAGAGGAATTGCTTCCCAACGCAAATACTCGTAAAGTGCGTAGAAAAGTTTCTCGAATGAGCCGCGCGCAGAGAGCCAACCGAGTTATTGGTTACCGAAAGTATTTAGCCAAGCAGGTACTTAACACACCCGAACATAAAAGAGTGGATGAGTTTAACGAGCAGAATTTCGGTACAATTGCAACTCCTGAAGAGTTAGCGGATGCGCGCGACATAGTGCAAAAGTATCGCGGAGTAGACCCCGCAACTATTCCCGATGAAGAACGATTTGAACTTGAAAAAGCAAAAGCACTAAGAAAGCAACACGCGGTTAATCTTCTGTTTGACAGGTACGATCGCAAAGCTAGTGTAGCAGAAGCACCTATGACTCGAGAAGAAAGAATAGCACGTATACTAAAAGAACAAACTGCACGCAAAGATGCTTACAAAAACAGTCCCGAATTCGCAAAGGTAGACGCGCTTAATGAGCAATTTTATTATCGTTCTGATCCTTCTACACTGCTGATGGTGCCTTCTATTCCCGATGAAAGTACTCTGATCAATATCGAAAAAGTAATGGGCGTAGACGAGTTTGATCCAAACACTGAACGAAAAATGAGCATAAAAAAGCGAAAAAAACGCGCAATTGACTACATTAACGCTGCAAATGATGCACTTGGTGCACTCCGAGATGCTCAGGATTTTCCTACTATAGACGAGGAAAGTGTAGACGACGAGCAAATAGCCCTAGCAGAAAAGTACATGGGAGTAACTGCTACTAAACCTGCGGCTTCAACTACACCCCCGTCAGTACCCGAGCCCGATAATACAAACGTTCGTTTAGCTAAATTGTTTGCAGCAACAAAACAATTGCATGAGGAACGACGTAAAACAAACGTTAACTACATTGTTCCCGCAGACGAAGAAATTATGCAACAAGTGCAACAAATGGCCATGAATCAACTTGACGAAACAAGTACTGGGGTACCGCGGCAATCAGCGGCCAACGAGCAAAAAATGCAAGAAACTATTGCTACAATTACACAAGAAGATCGGCGAAAACGACGCACCAATCAGCGACCGGTAACCGCAGCACAACTTGCAACTGCACGGCAGCACTACACGCAGTACGCCGGTAAAGAAGGTCTTACGCAGGAAGAAACGCAGAAGCTTTCCGCGGCTCAAATTATAATGCAACGTCATGCAATGCAGCAAATTACCAAAAATTTTGGCGACGACACAAGTAAAGGTATCCCGCAGTTATTCGACATGCTTACAAGTATGTCACCAAGACCGGGCGACACCAGCCCAGAAGCAATGCAAAGACGCGGTGTGGCCACCACGGTTGCTTCGCTGGTTGATTCACTTGGGCCCGATCAACTGAAAGCAGCACAGAATCTTGACTTCTCTCGCGCAGATAGTCGTATATGGATGGCAAACACATTTCCGCAGTTTGTGCCAATAATGGCTCACTTAGACTCAGTACCCAACGTAAGGCGGTTTGCGGGTCGAAGATTCAACGGTCTTACAGCGGCACGGAGTAGTCGTCGCAGAGCTGAAGCCGCTGACGCTGCAATTGCTGCAGCATCCACGTCAGCAAAGCCAACATATTTTGACCTTGAAACAAGCGTTCCGAAGAACGCCGCAGGGGAAGATGATAAGAGCTTAAGCCGGACCATTTTTCAAGCGTCTGTACTATCCGGAGACCAAAAGAAACCCACGATGATGTATGCGGTGGCTACAAAAGAAATAGCCGAGCAAATAAAAGCGATGGCAGCGGAAGCTAATGCTGCGGACGACCCTGCACGCCGCGACGAAATTATTAATCAAATGCGCGCATTGGCAACTACTGATGTGTACGGTAAAACCGGAAAGGACGTAGGAGTAAACGCTGACGTTATTCAATCCTTGGTCGCACACGCATTAGCTGGTGGCACTGTTTATGATCAAGAGACTATCAAAGATCGAGTAAAATTGGCCATTAGCGGATCGGGTGCGGTTGTGGGTCATAATCTTAAGGGATTTGACTTACCGGTACTATACGGTGGCGGTATGGACCAAGCGGCAAAAGATGCCGTACCTGAAAGTGTAATGAAACGAGTAGCGGACACGCTCGAACTTTCGCGTGACATCGCTCCCGGAGAGCATAAGCTCATAGACTCATATAAAAGATATGTAGATCCCGCTGGTTTTACTGGGGCGCATGATGCCGGTCAAGACGTACTTGCAACAAGAGCGTTGCACAAAGTACTTGGTAGACGTCGAGTAGCTGTGGGTAAACTGGATATGAGCACAATACCGGCCGAACTACAACCGTATGTGACCGACTCTAGGAAAATAGCCGCGGACGATCCACGCATAAGTGACATATCAAAACTGCACGGTTTGTACAGTTCGTTAGCAACTATGCAAGATTTTGCGGAAAATCCAGATGGGCCTAAAGGCTCTTACACTATGAGCAATATGGAAAAAATGTTTTCTGTAAGTACTATGACACCCGAGGAACAAGCGAAACTTAGAGAAGAAATTAAAACAGTGCATTTACCGAAATACGCGCACATGGCGATAGACGGTAGTTTTTATACCGGTAGGAAATTTCTTGAGCAACGGTTTGATAAAAATGCAGTAAAGCCGTCATGGAGCTATGCAGGCATGGCTCAAAGTATTGTTGGTGACGAACGTGCAAGCGCGGATGTTTCAAACTTTAGCATTCGAAGAAATCGCGCAAAAGCAGCTTACCGAGCTACGGCGAACGAGTGGTACAATACGCCGGAGTACAAAGCGTGGCAAAACGCAGTAGAAGCAGGAAGGGCCTTTGCGACGGGTACCGAAATGACTCCAATAGATTTTAAAAAAGCATCTGAAGACGACTTGGCTCGAGTCGAAAAAGCCATGGGCGTAGACGAGTTTCATCCGGGCACGAAAAGGAAAATGAGTCTAAAAAAGCGACGAGAGCGTGCCACCGCGGAGCAGCAACGCAATACGGCCGCGCTTGATGCTGCCAAAGCGGCAAGAGCAATTTCACCAGAATGGAAAAAATTTGAAAGTGCTCCTTATGTTTCTGAATTTAGTGATGAAGAGTCGGTGGCGGAAGCTGAGAGTCACTACGGCTTAAGCTCTGAAATTATGCCGGTGTCCGCTGCGTTTGTGGCCAAACCCACAGAAACACGTGGCTCCGGCACAGGTTCACGAAGTAGTAGTAGCGACACTGCCGGTGCGTTCACCGACGCGACGTCCGTCGGACCTACTTCGACTCGTAGCACTACTCATCGTACGACTTCGTACGGCGCGGGCGGTGCTGGCGGAGGCGGAGGTAGTGGTGGTAGCTTTACTATGTCGGGCGGCGGTGACGTACCCGGCGGCGGTGGCGGTGGACCAATAATTATTCACGTCGGTCAAGCAGAAATCTACGTACAGAATGGTCGCGTCGCAGGTATGTCAGAAGGTGGCGGTGGGGGGCGGCCCGGAGGTTTGTATACTGGCGGCGGTATGGACGTTGGTGTAGAGTCAACCGACAAAGACTTGACTACTGAAGGTGCATTTTCTGTCGGTGTAGCGGGTGCGGAAATGAGCACGCGCAAAACTGGTGCACGAGATCCGTTTACTGACCCGGCAGCAACCTCCGCAGGCAGTACTGCAACCGTTGGTGAAGCGACCATTAGCTCGCTAGATGGAGTGACAAGCTTGTCAACACCAAGTCTTGTAATCACCAACGCGACCATTCAGCAGATTCAAACAAGCACCATGTCAATTACTTCAACCGGCGGGCCTATCAGTATAGACGGTAGCGCTAGTTTAAGTACAGGACGTGGTGGCGGTGGTGTAGCTGGTAAGCGGGGTGTGTACGATCCGACAAGAGAAGCAATTGTTAACTCTATTGAAGCAGCACGAAATGCGTATGATCAAAGCGGCGGTTTATTTTCAGGTAGGAATATATTTCAAAGTAAGGGAGACCTGACTGACCGCACGATAAGCGCGGCACGAAATCTAGTTGGTTTACGTCAAGGACTTGTTACCGCCAGCGGTGCGGCACTGATGGCCGGGTTACCCAACCCTGAAGCTGCGGGGCAGTACGCCGAGCTAGAAGCAAGTTTTACAGGCTTACAAGACGCGGCAACTATTGAGCAAGCGTCAGCAGCTATGCTACAACTGCTCAGTTCTATTGAGTCACTGACGCAAACACTTTCATCTGAAACAGGTCCGGGTATTGATGAGTTTAAAGATAATCTTCAAGGATTAGGTAAACTTGCAAGTACTGGCACTATGCAGTTAAACAAAACTGCAAAGACGCAACAACAGACTGAGTCATTGCAGATTGGTAAGATGGAAGAGCGTGTACAGGCTGCAGTTACTCAACCCGGGATTTTTAACTTTGGTAGACGGCGAGAAGATAAAAAAGCAGCACTGCGCGACTTTGCTGAAGGATTTTTAGGAGACAAGGCAGACACGCTGTACGACGAAAGAACGGGTGAACTGAGCTTACCGCAGTTAACCGAGACTGTTGATGCGACAGGCAAACGAGTGCTGGCTATCGATCCTAGAGGGCGACGTAAAGCGCTGCAACGCGCTAGCGATAAAGATCTTCAACGACAGGTTGAATATCTCAATCAGTTAGACCCAAGTAATCCCGTTACGTTTGAGTCGCTGTCTAAAACACAGCGTGCGTATGCTCGTGCACAACAGTCACAGAATCAGGTGCCATTTGCCGACAAGATGTTTTACGCTGCGTCTAAGCTAAGAGACCTGCAATTCTTTGCACAAGGCATCGCGGGAATTCCGCAGATACCTCAGCAAATAATGCAGACGATTGAAATGGCTACAAATCCCGCATTGAGCGCAGAACGTACAATGACCACAGCTCGCTCGCTGTCATTAACCCCGCAAGTGTACAATGCCGCACTATCCGCGGCTGCAGGACAACAAGCACGCTTTGGTGGTTCACTGTCTACTAATGTAGGTAAGATCACTGACTTCATACCGTTAACAAACGCATACGGTGTGGACATGACAAAGTCGCTGAACGTTGCGAGAAAGCTCGCCGCGTTTGACCCGGCGCAAGGTATGCAAGGTGCAAGTATTGCGCTTAAAGAATTCTTGTCAGGTAACGTGTCTTCGCTTTCGCGACGGTTTGAAATTAACCGTAGTGCCCTGAGCAAAATTAACACCGGTGATGCTACCGAAATGCTGGACTCATTGGATAACGTGCTTTCTTCAATGGGTGTCACCGACAAGTTGATTGACGACCAAGCAAACACTATGGCGACAAAGTACGATAAGATGGTCGGACGGCTAGAGACAATTGGCCAAAACTTGAGCGGAATGTTAGTCAGTGCTGTTACACCGGCACTTGAATCAATGTTAGGTTCTGATTCAGATGTTGCAACGACTACAGGCAGCAAAACATTAAACAAGCTTACTAACGAGTCTTTACAATCTTACGGTGATGCAGCATTAAGTAACAAAGTAACAGGGCTTGATTCGCTTGATCCCTATGCAGACCCAGCTAAATTTAACAAAGACTTAGACAACGTATTGCGTATGGCCAATAACGAGATTGCAGTTCAGGCTCGCGGTTATAGCTCGGGAACTGGACTAGTACCGCAGCTGGCGCCGTACCGCATGATGGAGAATGCAAGTGCTACACAACGGTTCTCTATGCAACACAGTGTTATGAAGTACCTCGATCAAGGCATGGGCAAAGAGCAAGCGTACTTACAAGCGTTGCGAGAAAATCAAGGTGATTTTAATACGTCGCAAGAATTCCTTTTTCAGCGCAACCCAATTAACGGTTTAAACATGTCGGCCCCTGATCAGTATCTGGGCGGGCTAGTAAAGACAAAACCCGGTAATCTTACCCCTGCGGGAATTCTACCGCAAGGCCCTGACTTATCTACACTCGAAGCACAAGCACGAATTTTCGGTACATACGACACACTAGGTACAATGTCGGCAGCAACCCCGGGTGGATTGAATCAACAACAGATTGATATTATCGGTGGTATTGCTGACAAAGGGCTAATGCTTGAATCCATGGGCGCTAACAAGGCTATTCCCGAGAAAGTAGGAACGCTGGCTGCAACTTTGCCGGGCTCATCTATGATACCGGGGGTATCCCAGATGGCCGCGTTTGCTACAAACAGTGCACTGAAAAATATGTCTACTCCCGATTTAGCAAAATTAGCACGGAAGATGGGAACCGCCGCATATGCAACCGTACAACGAAGACTAGACAACGACACGGTAGAGTTGTTAGACGAGTACGGTAAAACGTTTACGGCACGTATTTCAAACATTGATGCTCCTGAACACACAGCAAGTGCAGGGGACACTAGCGTACCCAAAAATGATGTGCTTGGAAGAGCTATGGGGTTAACACAGGCAGACTACGTGATTACACAAGCTGATCGTAATGAGTACCTCAAACAAGCACAAGCTGCTGGTATGACCGACGCACAAGCTAAAAAAATGATTGATGCTCACGGTTACGACAAAACACTGATTAAACTAGCTAGCCAACCTAAAGTGCTGGCTGTCGGTGACAGTAAGGATCGGTACGAGCGTCAGCTCGCCAGTTTGTTTACAACTGACAAGAACGGTAATCTAGTAGCAGTTAATCGAAAGATGGCTGAACTTGGTGGAGCTCCAGTAGCGTTCTCGGGTTTACCTGAAGAAGCACGTACTGCCATGGATGTGCTAGCAAAGAACGCCGCGGATACTAAACTCGGTGCAATTAACACACAGGCCGCTGGTCTTGATCTAGGTGGTAATGCAATCATTAGTCAACAAGCGCGAGATGCGTACTTTCAACGACACTACTTAGGTATGGGCGGTACAGTTGGAATGGCGACAGGCGTGGCCGGTGCGGGTGTGCTTGGTTTACATCTTGGGGGCGGGGCAATTATGTCCGCGTTCCCGGGATCAGCTGCGGCTACAGCTATAAGCAGCGCAGGTGCAATCGGAGCGGGTGGTGTGTTTGGCTTAGCTGGCGGCATTGGATTAGCCGCGGGATTAGGTTACGGAGCGTATGCGTACAATGCTGACATGAACGATACGTCTGTAGCGAAGCAACGAGAACTGTACGAAATTCAAGCTAACATGAACAAGCAAGAAAATCAACGACGACGTTCTATGAACTACGTGTATAATGCAGGTTTGCTCCCCAACACAGAACGAGCAAGAGCAGCGGCAACAACCGGTGGCGGAGAAAAATTTCGATCGCAGACAATCTGGGAGAAAATACTTGCTGGCCTCGGAAGTGTTCCGGGAAGAGAGGGCGTTGGCGGACAGCGGTATGAGAATCTAATGCCGACGGGGACTGAGCAAGACGCACAAACTCAAGTTGCTTTAGATATGGCCGATGAAGTTTCGAAAGAAATGGAAAAAACTAAAGATGAGTTTGCGAAACGCCGTGAAACTGCACCCGATTCTGTAAAGAAGGTGTACGATCGGATAGTAATTAATCCGATGGACCCCGGAACTGCAGAAAAGCCAAATTATATAAGCGTCTTAGATCTACAACAAACTTTAACTGCAATTGACACAGTTGCCGCAAGTTCAAGTAATGAACAATTTCAAGATTATGCAAACACGCCAGAGTATCTAAGAGCACGTGCTGCAATAGCCAATCAAACTGCTGACCCCGAAAAACAGAAAATTAACGAGTTGCTCGAAAAAAACAAGATAACAATTCCACGGCGAATTTTGAAGGGCGGGCCCGACTACATTAGAAACCGCCTCACAAGTGCTGCAGATGCTGAAAGCTTTACGTTTAACACCGAGGATATGCTAAAGTACAGTGCCACCGAACAAGATAATATATACAGATACGGTTTAGATCAACTTGGTTCATTACGTAATTACTCACAACCGGCGAAAGAATATCAAGATCAAACAATGGGCAAAATGGTCGGGTTGCGTAGTCAGCGGTTTAATCAGTTCATGGACGCAAACGCGATGAACGCGTTGTTTATGGGCCGCGATAACAGCACATCACCAACTTCGATACGTGGTACGGCCGGAGTAAAAGCCGCGGCACTAAACATGCTAGATCAATCGTATTTTATTAAAAACAATGCAGGCGATCAAGGCCAAATAAAAGAAGTACGCGCCGCACAAACTGCGGCCGTAGATGCAATGTTAGAACAAGCGCGAGCATTTAGAGAACAAGCCGACGTGACACGACCGTTTGCCACAGTGTTTCGTTCTACGTTTGCAAACTTAGTCACTGGTATGAATATTGCCGGGGACAATTTTCGCAACATCTACGACACAATGGCTCAGGGCAATCCACTGTTTGCAATTGACTTTGCCAAGCAGAGCACCGGTTTAGACTGGAAACAATCAATT